AGCCTCTATATTTTCTAACAATCTATTTTTGTGTGATTTCGACACGTTGGTTAAAAGAAATGTTGTCAACGAAAAGTTGCCGTTGAGATATACTTCAGCGGAAGCCATGGTAGATGATGTTGATGAAAGGTCCAGAGCATATTTCAATGTACTAACATACAAAGAAATCAATAGTGGGGACATGATGTTAGACTATGAGAATGGTAACGTTGGTTCGTACTATGCCAATCTTGATGTTGCCAGTGGTATCACGTCTGGCAGCCACATTTCTGTTCGCGATATTATCACCGAGTTCTATTCTACTAATATTATAGCCTCAAATGTTGCACAACAAATATTTGATCCTACTCTAAAAATAGGTGATAAGTTATCAGACGAGTATGATTCATTGAGTATATTTCAGGTCACATCATCCAACACGTACAATCAGTTTATGAGTTATCATGACGAGACTGTACTGGTTGATCAAGACAATAACATCACCGAATCTAAACTTAAGATTAAAAATAAAATCATTCGTTCTATCTTAAAAAAGAACGTTATTGATATTGGTATCGAAGGCAGAATGGTGTTTGAGTCTAGAATCTCACCTGGCAATAAGATACGAGTCATATTCTTAAACTCCAATACTGCATCCATTAATAATGATACTGCCTCACAAATAGACAGACGAAAGTCTGGGGATTATTTTATATTGGCAGTCAATCACATATTCAAGGATGCCGGACATTTCACACAAATGCGGTTAACTAAAATCAATGAAGCGCCCAAAGTAATATGAATGTAATAAGACCTATACAAAAACAGTACTATGGTGATGACAACCGATGGTTCCTTGGTTATATCATTAATTCTGCGCCGCCTGCTGGACTTGAGGGTAGAGTTAAGGTTCGTATCATTGGCGTACACAATCCATCGACCAACGAGGTACCCGAAAAGGATTTACCATGGGCCCAGGTATTAATACCCACTACCGAGGGTGGTTCATCTGGTATTGGCAGGATACCCAATCTAAACAAGGGTGCATTTGTATTTGGTATATTTCTAGATGGTGTTGCATCACAAATACCATTGGTGTTGGGTTCTTTACCTCACACAGAATTACCAACAGCAATTCAATCGGAACGCCGATCAGATTTATTAGACACGTTTAATTATGATCAAAAACGTATTCAAAATGTTTCTATATCAACTATTCTTAAAGATGATGAATCAGATGCTGGCATACCTATAAGAAGGCAACAGTCTATGAAATTCTTTATTGACAATGGTTATACTGTTATGCATGCCGCCGCAATCACCGGCGCCCTTGAGATTGCATCTCAGTTTAAAACTTATGGTTCAGGTACAACGATTACCAACACAGGCCCTACGACCGTAGGGATTGCAAACTGGAAGGTAGATTCATCGGTTGGTAATCGTTATGCTGGATTAATAAAATTCGCCAACTCATACAAACCAGCAACAGATTGGAAACTATATTCTGTTCAACTACAGTATGTTTTATTTGAATTACGTACTCGTTTCAATCTTGCAAACTCAAAACTCCTTGTCACAGATAATATCAAAGACGCATCACAGATAGTGAATAAATACTATCTCAAACAAACAACACAAACAGATCAGGCTGCAACAAGAGCCTATGATGAGGTTATGGTATAATATGGCTGAAATTGTTGATCCCAAGACTGGAAAAGTTAGAAATGTTTCTCAACGAAGAGCTAACAGTCTTTCCGAGACATACTCCGAAGAAATCAAAAAGACGGTCTCCCAAGAGGCCAAAAGTATTTCGGACAAAGGTTTAAATAAAACTGCCGCTGATGCTGCCGCATCATTCAAAAACGCCGGTGCCACAGTTGGTGGACAAGTATCAGGCCAAGTAAATGCAGGACTTCTTAACCTAGAATCCAAGGTTGATGGTTATAAACAAGAACTCACAGATGCCAAAGATACTGTCACAGGTATATTAGAAGGTGATGCCGCTGCAATTGATAATCTAAAAACAGATATTGTCAATTCTGCCATGTCTGCCATCAGTTCAAAACTAGGAACCAAAGTCACAATTGAATTCTCTGAACCAGATCCAGACACTGGTATTGTAACACCCATCACCGCCTCTCTTGATGCAGAAAACAATGGTGCAGATACTATCGCCGGAGTACTTGCAATCATCACTGGTTTGGGTGTATCTGCTAATAACTTTGTAGGAGAATTACAGAATGCTCTGGGTGTTAATAGTCCGGAAGGCCTTGTGTCTGTAACAGATAAAATCAAAAATAAAGTTGGTGCATTCACATCCACAACTATTAATCAATTATCAACAGATGCCATCACCTCAGTCACCAATGAACTCAAACAAACCGTAAACAATTCCTTGGCATCCGGAAATGCTAATATCAATAAGTCAATTACCTATATTTCTTCCGTAAGTGACGGAGGAACAGGTAATCCTCCAACCACTACAACCACCACCGTTCAAACCAACGTGGGAGGAGGACTCACTACATATACAGATTCAGCAGAGTTTAATCTCGCTATAGGTAAACAAGACTCAGACGGTCTCTTAGATATTGCCAAACTTGTCACAAAAGATATTGAAACTAAAATCAACCCAACCAAACTAAAAACCAGTCTGTCAGAACTCTCAAACAATACCCAAGACGGTGACACAATACTATCATCAGTTAATAACGCCGAACAGACAAGATCAGACTATTCGATAAACGTTGAAAGATATAAAGGAATAGTTTCAAACAGAGTGGCGGGAGGTTCTTCATTGGGCGTGGTGCAGGGACTGTCTCTCAAAACGCTGACAACAATCCGTCAAACGGTCAAAAACGTTGCACCCAAACTCTCAGATGCTGAAGTAGAAAATCTTATTGCATTATCGCAGGGAGACGCCGTTGACATGTCAAATGCTATCAAATTACTTCAAGACAACACAGATCTTACATACAAAGAGGCACAAAGGTTTCTTAAATCGATTGACACGACGATCACCAATTCGACGAGATTACCGCCAGACACTGTGATTCTCTCTGAACCATATGTTATTGGGAGTTATTCAAAGAATTGGAACAAGGGGTTGAATGATCCAGTATTTCCATACATTTCATCCACTGCAGAACTGCAAGCTGAGATTGCGATCATTGAGAAGTCTCGAACTGTCGACAAAGTTATTGTGCATTGGACTGAGACACACACGAACAAGAATATTGGCAGTGAAGAGATTAACGAATGGCACCTTAAAGCTGGATTAGATGGAATTGGTTATCATTATGTTTGTCGCAGGGATGGATCGTTACAGAGGGGAAGACCGATTAGTTTGGATGGTCAACACACTCCTGACAATGATAATGGTACTATTGGGTTTGTATTTGTTGGGGGGATTAATGCACCTACTGGCACACCGAATGAGGAGAACTTTTTATCTTCTCAAAGCTTGACACGATCTCAAATTAATACTTTTGATCATTTTTGTAGAACTTTGTATAATGTACATCCTGGCATTAAGATTTTTGGACACAATGAAGTAGATGAAACGGGATTAAATGTTGATCCGGGCTTTGATGTTTCGGATTATGTTTTAACAAGATTTGGAAAAACAAATGACTAATACAGTTGATGATATTGCGGGCAGGAAAAAATACCTAAATGAAGGTGCTGAAGATACTCAGGGAGTACCAAGGGAGGGTATGAGCGATCCTACGGGAGAATATCCTAAACGGGATTATTTCTTTGGTAGTAGTGTGAATAAAGCTGCAGTGGGCGCAAAGGTGAATAATCTTGCACTTGGTGGTAGCGAACTTGGTATTGATTTAGATTTACCGCCCCAGAAACCTAGTGAATATCCGTTTAATCAGGTACAAGAAACTCAGAGTGGTCATGTTATTGAAATAGATGATACGCCTGGCGGAGAAAGGGTGTTAATAAAACATCGCACTGGTGCAGGAATGGAATTACGAGCAGATGGATCTGTTTTAATATCATCTAAGAACCAAAGTGTTACGGTTACTGGTGGCGATGCCACAGTTATTGTAGAGGGTGAGGGAAATTTAATCTACAAAGGTGACGTTAATCTAAGGGTAGCTGGAGATTTCAATGTTGATGTTGATGGCAACTATAATCTAGAAATTGCCGGTGATAAAATTGAGAATATTAAAGGAAGACATAATAAGAAAGTTTTTCGGGATGTAAATGTTGACATTCATGGAAGTCGTGTTAGTAAGACAATTGGAGCTATATCAGAAACTACTTTAACACGTTATGACGTACTTGTCAAGGGCCCCGCGAATTATAGAAGTACTGGTACTACAGAAATTACTGGCAGTAATCTAATTACTACAGCAGTTAATGAATGGACAGCTGCTGCGAGTACTGCAAATATTACCGCCAGACATATTTCTATGATAGGACATAAAGGAACTATTGGGGGACCATTGATTGATTATTATGGCAAGACATATGGGGGTTTGCCCGGTGGTGTAACGAATATTGCGACCTTCTATGGGGCGCTCGTAGGACGCGCCACAGAGGCGTTACATTCAGACTATAGTATGTACTCGGAAATGTCTGGATACGCCGTTGGCGCGGTTCAGGCAGCGTCTGCGGTTAGCTTAGGAGGAACAGCACCAGTACCAAAAGCACCCAAACCAGGAATTATGCCATATACCCCATTGCCTCAAACAGCACCATTACCAGCACCTCCTATAGTAGAATTAATGTTGGCCACAAGTTCTTATGGAGTACGTAATGTAGAGATAGATCCTTTGTTACGAGAAAAAATGGAGAAGAACGATGAGTATGCAGAACTGTTTAATTTTGACCCAGATATACATGAAATCAGATCAAAACTAAGAAGTCCTGCTAATCTTAATAACAGCAAGTTCACATCATACTTGGTAAGTGAAAATTTACTGAACAAAGATTTTGCCAAGACGCTTCCTTCTAATATAGGAAGATCTGCAAATAAAACTGGTACTATACGATTTGGTGTAGAGTTATTAGGAAACAACCCTATTGATAATAGAAGTAAACGTTTTAAGGTAACAAAATGAAAATATTGATTGATCCGAAATATGATCCTACTGGTAAAGAAGTTACATCTAAATTAAAACTCGGACCAGGAATTACTATGGCCAAGTTTTTGGGAGCAAGGGGTTCTAGAACACAACTCAAAAAACTCTACAATGAAGGTTTTAATGGCGCTCCTGATTTTAACCAAATAGCTCGTAACCTTGTATTACATTCTCATATCATACAGACTGTAACATCTAATATAGAATATAGTCAACACCGTTTGATTGTTAGTGAAGGAATTTATGAACCCAACCCAAAATTTGATAGTAGCGGAAATTATATCGGGGAAAAACCGTCAGGTATATTAGCTTTGAGAAGAACCGGGCAGGCAGTCGTTTATCAGTTAGTTAATAGAAAGGGAAAAACTGACCCCGTAAAAACTTTTGATTTAGCGGTTTTCTGGAAAGACTATATTGGTTATGATAAACTTACGTTAGATTACGATACATTTGATCCTAATGGCGAATTGACTTGTCAGATTGTTATAGAAACTCCTAATGTACCCGAGTCATATGATGTTACATATAAAGGTGTTATAGAGACCCGATATAATGGAGAATTGCAAACTGTTAATGAATTGTTAGAAATTCTCCCGAATTAGTTATAAATAAACAGTATAACACAGAGCGACTCTAATGGCAATAACTAACGAAGAAGGAAATTTATCGAATAGTCCCCGCGTGACTATGACTCGTCCCTATTCGGATTTTGATTTAACGTTTAACGCTAGAACAACAACTGATGGAGACGTGTTTAAAAAAACTGATGCAGCTTCTGTTAAACAAGCGTTAAAGTCTTTGTTATTAACTAATGCTTTTGAGAAACCTTATAGACCTCAGTATGGAGGGAACTTAAGTGGGTTATTATTTGAACCTGCTGATGAAAATACGGGAGAAGAATTAAGTTCACGTATAAAGGACGCTATTAATAGGTATGAACCAAGGGTTAAAATACTTAACCTAAAAATTGTTTCGCAACCAAATTTGAACAAAATAAAGATTTTGTTGGAGTTTCGTGTTATCTCTACGGGTATAGTAGATGTTCTACAACTCGTATTGGGAGCGGTTGAAGTATGTGATCCACCTTACTTAAAGGCACCTCCAACTACAGCTTTTATAGAAGATTATATTCTGACAGAAAGTTTATTAATAATTCGAACCGAATCTGGTTTAAATTTAATCTTTGATGATGATGAAGATCTATACGAAGATGACTAACATACAGGAAAAGATACGATGGCAACAACAATAAAATCTACAGATTTAGATTTTGATACTATAAAAAATAATCTGAAAATTTTTCTGGCACAAAGTCCGGAATTTTCGGACTATAATTTTGAGGCGAGTGGTCTTTCTTCTATATTAGATGTTCTAGCTTATAATACACATTATAACGCATTGACGGCAAATTTTGCTTTGAATGAATCTTTTCTGAGTACTGCACAATTAAGAAGTAGTGTTGTGAATCTTGCAAGCAGTTTAGGTTATAGTGTTGGAAGTCGTACAGCGTCCTGTGCGGTGGTTAATATGTACGTAGTGAATAGTCTTGTACCTGAGAGTATGACCTTACCAGCAGGTTTTAAATTTACTTCTACCATTAATAATAAGTCCTATACCTTTAAGACAAGGAATACTTTAATAGCAACCAATAACGGTAGTAATCAATATTATTTTCAGTTAGGCGAAAATCAAAATGTGACTTTATATGAAGGAGTGGAACAAAGGAAAATTTTTATCGCAGGCCCGGCAAACGAAAATGAGACATATGTACTTCCTACCACAAATTTAGATCTAGACACTGTACAGGTTCGTGTTTATGCGGATACCAGTACAACCGTCTATACGACTTATACTGCTATTAAAGATGTTGTTAATATAAACAAAGATTCTACAATTTTTGTGGTGAAAGAAACTCCCAATGGTCAGTATGAGTTAACTTTTGGTAATGGCGCTCGGTTAGGAAAATTTCCCAAAGTTGGTAATAAGATTGAAGTCTTATATGATCAAGTAGCCGGTCCGGATGCAAATGGAGGAAGAACCTTTACTCCGGTTAATACAATTTTTGATGCGGCAAACAATGCTTTGACATTAAATGTTGTAACTGTTGTGGGAAGTATGAGTGGTCAATTAAAAGAACCTATAGCAAGTATTAGAAAAAATGCCCCCTACCTTTATGCTACTCAGAACCGAATGGTGACAGCAGCTGATTATTCTTCTCTGGTAAAAAGAAAGTTTAGTAATGTTATTACTGATGTTCAATCGTGGGGTGGGGAAGATAATATTCCTCCGGAATATGGTTCAGTTTTTTTGAGTATATTATTTAATACAGATAATCTTGATACTCAGACCGAGACAAAAAATTCTATAATTGATATTGCAAAAAATTTATCCGTGGCTTCTTTTAATGTGAAATTCCTTGATCCTGTTAGCACATATTTAGAATTACAAACAAGGTTTCAATGGAATCCAAATCTTACAGGGCTCACTCAAACAGCCATAGAAAAACTTGTTACTAGCGCTACCGAAAAATATTTTAATGATGAATTGACAGGTTTTGATGAATCATTCAGGAAATCGAATCTACTAACCATAATAGACGATACAGATCCTTCTATATTGTCTTCAAGAACAGATGTGGTAATGCAGAATCGTTTTATTCCGGAAAGCGGTGTTGTGAGTTATTCTATTAAATTTCCCACAAGCATTGCTATTCCTGATGATGTTAACTATATTATCAATAGTTCAAACTTTGACATACCAAACTCAACTAAAAAAGCATTTTTAAGAAACCGATTAAAGTCTTCTATTATAGAAGTTGTGGATGTTCAGACAGGAACGAACCTGTTCGATAATGTGGGAGAATATGATTCTGTTTCGGGTGTATTAACTTTAAGTAATTTTACCGGAACTTTATCGGGTAACAATGGATATATAAAAATTACGGCAGTGCCATCAAACCAGTCTACCCTTAATGCAGTGCGTAATAATCTTATAACGTTTGATGCCACGGCTTCAACTAGTACTGCAATTATTACAGATACCTTATAAATAAGAACAGTTAACTAAGAGAATAAAGATGACCTCATCCGTGACAGATAATTTTAAACGACACTTACTCAATGAATTTAAGAATGAAATTGATGGTAGTGATGTTCAATACTATATGGGTCTAGCACGAAGCGACAATTTTGTGGTTGGGGAAGACCAATCTTCTCTGTATTTTCAGTCTCAGTTAAGACATACTATGCAGAGTGTGAAAATTTTATCCTCTAACTCTTTTGTTGTTCCTCACATACCGTGGTCTAGCGGTGTTAGTTATAACCAGTATGATGAGGCTGATTTGAATACTAATTTCTATGTGGTCAATTCATCCAATGAAGTGTTTGTCTGTATTCAGACCGGCAAAGTTGCGGATGGCACCATCAGACCAAGTACCGTTGAACCAACTTCGGGTTCGTTAGCATCTAGTTTTAAAACTTCTGATGGATACATCTGGAGACAGGTTGCAATGTTAAGTAATGTTGCAATATCAAATTTTTTAACCTCAGATTGGATGCCAATTAAAACGATTGTTGATCAATCTCCCAACTTATCCATTCCTCAAGATTCCGATCAAAGAGACTTACAAAAT